GCGGTCGCCCACCCATTCGCGGAAGGCAGGCCATTGACCGAGCCAGCCGTAAGTATTGGAAGCTGTGGAAGACGGGATGACGGTGGCGATTTCCTTGTATTGGCTGTCCGCCATTTTCAGGCCGTCTTGGAAGTTTTTCTTAAAGCCGGTAAACAGCGCTTTCAGTGTATCTGGAGTGATAATCATGCTTTAATCCTTGTTTAAAGCCTTATTTGGCTTTTTGATAATCTTCGGCTGAAATGCCCAATTGCTTGGCCACTTCGATTTCTTCCGGAGTCAGCGCAGGCTCACCGCCTTCAGCGCCTTTGCCACCGGTTTGTGTTTTACTCAACGCGGCCAATTTCAAACTGCCTTCCATCAGATTCTTAAATGCCTCTGGGTCTTTGGCAGCCAGTTGTCGTGCCGATGCTTCTTGATGCGGCAGCAGGCGGCCGTCTGAAAGAGCGGCACGGATCAGGCCGTCTGAAGTACCGCCCACTTCCATTGCAATCACTTTCTTGCTCAACGCAGCCACTTGGGCTTTCAGTTCGGCAACTTCGTCGTCTTCGGCATTACCGCCTTGCGGATTGTCTTCGGGCTTGTCGGCATCGCCTTTACCGCCTTCGCCGCCTTGCGGTTCGTCTTTGTGTTCGGCCAGTGCTTCGGCCAGCGTTTTACCGCCCAGCTTTTCCTGCGCTTCGGCCAAAGCCGCTTCAATGGCTTTATCGTCGGCATCTGCCGCCAAGCCCAAGAGCTTGATTAAAGCTTCCTTGTTCATACTTGTTTCCTGTTTTGGGTTGATAGAGTTTTGGCGGCTCAATGCAGCCAGAGCCATGCCGTCCAGCGCAGGCGAATTGGTCAACGCCACACTGTGCAGCCCGCGCACATTGCCCAATGTGTCGTATTCGAGTACCGGCGACAGATAGCGGTATTCGCCGCTGTCTATCATGTCTTTTGCGCGTTGTGTCCATTTCACTTCGCCCATCAGACCTCGATCGTCATCCCACACATATTTGCTGATCCAACCGGCAGCAGGATTTTGCTGTCCGGTTTCCGCAGCTTTCAGTGTGGCGTGTTCGTAGTCCACAACAAGGTCTGTTTGTCCGGCATCAAAGGCGGCAATGATTTGCTGCGCCAAAGAGGCAGTCATCGTCCAGTGCGCCACGCCTGTATCGGTGCGCCCGTCGACTGGTGCAAATTGACCTTTGGGTACGATTTTGATAAGGCCGTCCGTATTTCCGACTTTGGCGGCAGATAAGGCGGCAAGAAAGGTTTTTGTATCCATTGCCGAATCATGAGCCATCAAGCCGGCACAAGAGGCTGAATCACTGTCAGTAAGGAACGAAAATGAGAAATATCGGAGAATGAAAAAGAGAGTATGTTTAAAACCGTTTCAGAAGCCTTTTAAGCCCCTCACAGATTGATTTAAACGTTTCGGGAAAGGGTAGATAAGGGGAAGATATATAAAAGCCGTCTGTGTGCAATTTCAGACGGCTTTTGTTTTAATTACCGAGAGCGGCATCCAAGTAATCATTTACCGCATCGACTAAAGCCTGTTCGTCGTCAGGTTGAAGAACCATAAACGGACGTGCAGGAATCTTACTGCCGGGGTGATTGACGCGTTTGGCAAACCGTCCGCCGAATTTTAAGGCTTTGCCGTTTTTCGGCAATATCGTATGCGGTGCAGTTTGTCCGCCGAAGTTATGAATGGCCGCATATTCAACATTGGTACCAACCACGGCTTCCGTGGCCGTACTATTCTGCGTAATCGAATTGCGCAAACGCCCACTGGCCTGCAACAGCCCCGATCCTTCTCGCGCGGACGGATACTTGCGCGGAGCCCACGCGGGGCGGCCGCCTGCCTCGAAGTTGTCCAGCACAGCGTTGCGCATGATGCGGGCAAGCTGCGTCATCAATGGCTGGGTATTGCTTGTACGTTGCGCAATGGCGTTTAAGCTGTTTTGCAACGTGTCTGTGTTGATTTTTATCTCAATCATCAGTATATTATCCTTAATACCAAGTTGTCGGCGGGTCGCCAACTGGAATGGCCTCGGTGGTTTATCCACTGTTTTATCCTGTTCGAATCAGGCAAAGCCGCCAACTTGGTTATTTCTTCCAGATTAATTCATATCTGTCATTTTTATAAATATCCCCATCTTCAGCATAATTTCCTGTATTAACCATATTGACGGCAACCGCTTCTTTTTTGCCGGTATAGGGATTTCTTGCCTTAGCCTGATAATCCACAGTCACAACCAATTTCCCTTTGTTATTCACTCCCGGATACACAAACAACAGAAACTGCTGGCCATCGGCATTGCGGCCTGCCGTGCCAATGAGTATTGCCTCCGGATCTTGCAGCTGTTCTGGCAGGTCTTTCCAAAATGCCAAAGGCAACGGTTTATTTTTACTGTTACGCATCGCGTGTAATATTCGCTCATCACTCATCGCGATCACAGCTGATTGCGGATAGACATTCTTTGCGGCCAGAGCTTCTAATACCGACGGAGCCAACGCTCCGATATACAGCATTTCACCCCTGGCAAATTTCTCCATATTTACCCGATCAACCATTTCCGATGCTTGTTTAGATATGGCTGCCCTCCATTTTGGCTCTTTTAAAGCTTCCTGAATCGCCACACTTGCCAGCTTCGGCGGCAAATCCACTGCACGTTGCATCTGCAACTGCCCCAAGTTGGCCAAATGGCTTTTACCCACATTGTTCTGAAAACCTGCATCAGTATAAAAGCGGCTGCCGTCGGCCAGCTTCACCGCCTTGGCCGGACGGGTGTCGCCCTTACGGTTGACGACCACTTCCGTATCTTCCAGTTGTGCCTTTTGCGGCAACAGATTGCGCCGCTTCAAGTCACGGTCTGAAAACGCCCGTACGGTACAGCGGCAGTTGAAGCCGTTGGGAGGATAGAAGTAATCCCAAAACGGGTCGTCGATGTGATACACCGCACCATGCGCCGCAGCGTGGCTTTGCCGGGTACGGCTGTCAAGAATGGCCGAATACTGCAACCAGGGCGCAGAGTCCCGACCGTCTTCAAGAGCCTGCCAATGCCCGGCCATATAGGCCGACTGCATTTGCGTACGGAAAATAGTTTCCAGGCGGTGTACAGTAATGCCTTTACCGTCCACTTCGCCGGTGTTTATATGCACGATGTCGCCATCTTTCAGCAGCTGCCAATCATGCTGTTTCAGACGGCCTGCCACATCATCACGGAATTTCTCAAATGACGTACCGTTTTTCAGGCTCTCGTACAAAGCACCGTGGATTTGCGCGGCAATATCCTGCTTGTGAATGCCCGCAATCGCCCGTGCCTTAGCCTGCGCTTCGTTCCACGTTACTTTCCAATCGGACGGCACATTAAAGCCCAGTCCCTCAAAATACTTGACGGCCTGTTCAGGCTCAAGGCCGAATGCGTAGCTCAAATCAGCCATTCATCCGTCCCCATAAGTCCGACACAAAAACCACACGCGCCAAGGCCGTCTGAAATTGCTCGGCAGTCAGGTCGGGATAAACGCGCAGCAGGCGCTCCTGCACATCCTCATAACTGTCGCCCTCGGCCAAAGCCTGGCCCAAGCCGCGCAAAAACGGCTCAATCATTTCAGGCAAGGCCACCTTGCTCAAGTCCGCATTATCCAAATCTGCCTGCGCCGTGCCGACAATCTCGCCAGTTTTACTCAAAGCCACACGGCGGTAGCTTAGAGAAGCGTTTTTTAAATCCGTTTTAACGTCGGTTTGAAAAGCCAATACCGGCTCGTCTTCGGAAGCCAAAGGAATGGCTAATTTTTCCTGCGCCCACGACAACGGAATCTTCATGCCGATCCCCACCAATTTAGGCAAAGAGTCGGAGTACACCGTCAAATCTTCAGGCAATTGCGTATCGAACACAAAACGCGGCAGACGTGAAACATCGACGTTGCCTTTATTGAGCTGCAACAACGGCAGAATCAATTGGCGCGTCAATGTGCCGGCCAGTTGTTTGGCATCGGACACCAGCAAATCATGGCGCACCTCGTTATGGATTTGCCCCAGCGCATTGGTAGCAGTCTTACCGTCTGCCTGGCTGGTCAGCGTGCCGCCTAAAATCGCTTTTGAAGACGTTTTATCCGCCCAATCAATCATTGCCTGAAACGGATCCGCGCTGCCATTGGCCGCGTTGAGCAGCTCAATCTGCATGGTTTCAGGGATAATGCCCGCCGCGTTATGGCCGATTTCGCGTACCGCATTCAAAAGGGTGAGCTTATCTTTGTCGTCCGCACCGGAGGCATATTTGCCGATTCGGGTAGGCAGGCCGTAAATCTCCAAAAACTCGGCCAAATCACGCACCGAGTAATTCTTGAACAAATAAGGCCACACCAGCGTGCGCATCAAACCGCTTCTTGCCAAAATACCCGAACGGCTGCGGTGCTTATGGACAATCCAGCCCAAATCCCACAACTTTTCTCCGTCAGGGTTGCCGTCTTTGCGCAGCAACACCTCATCCATCGCATTGACTTTAAACCAAGCCTGCGGACGATGATGGAATGCCTTGGGCAACCATAACGAACCAAGGTTTTCCCATTCGATTTCCACGCAGGAGAAGCCGTGTCCGACCGCGTCCAAAAGGTCAAACATCATATCCTCCAAATCGGTCATCTGATTGAGCCAGCCATCAACCTCTTCGGCCAACTTTCGTTCCGATTCGCTGCTGTTCGGAGGCGGAACAATATTCCAATCCAAGCCGATCACCGCGCGTTTGCGCTTGCTCATCTCCGAAAAGATATGGCCGTCCTTCTCCTCAATATCGACAAAGAGTTCGGACTGCGCCTGAATATCACCGTTTTCCGCATCCTCCAAAATCCGATGGAGCGACTGCGGAGTCAGACCTTTGCTCGGATGCTCGTGGGTAGTGCGGTTTTTAACGATATCCGCTGTTTGGGATTGTTTATCGGGCGTTTTAGGTGCGGCTTTACTAAACAACGCACGGAGTAGGTTTTTCATGACGTAAAAAAGGGCAAGTTAAACTTGCCCCATTTTCAGCCGTACCGCTCCTTAGCAGGCTGTATCCCGTGTCAGTTTTACCATGCGCCGCTCCCCATCCGTCCGGACAAGCCATGCTCTCTAGGCACAGCAATATAACCGCCGACAGTCGCGCTGCTTTGAACCAAACCCCACAGCATATGCACGGCATCAGGGCCGTCGTCATGGTCTGCCATCGGAAAATGGCGGAATTGGTCAATCAGTGTGCTTTGACTGGCGTGCAAACGGATTTGACCGTTTTGCATATACGGTTGCAGGCTCTCGATACGGAGCAGTTTGTCTGCACTAGGCTTGATACCGCGTGCCGGAATCGGGATACCGGCAGCCGCACCGCGTTTGACCAGCTCAGTCTTCAAGAACTCCTGAAACTGTACCGTCTCAATTCCCCACAACACACAACGGTATCGGCGTTGCAGTTCGATAATGTCGGAAATAATCTTGTCCGGCAGGCGTTTCTTAATCAGAGCCTCCACCACATCCAATACACCCGTGCGGCGGTTGTACCCGCCGATACACAACGCAGACGGGTCACGGCTGTTTCCGGCCTTGCCCAAACTCGGGTCGCACGCGCCATAGAAAATCCAATCAGAATCACGGTTAACCCAAAAATTCAGGCTGTTCGCAAACGGCGCGGCCTCACCGGCAACCGGATCATTCTGATATTCCGAATCAAACGTCGCATGACCGTCGCGGGCACGGATTTTCATCAATGCCAACACGCCGCGAGCCGCCCAGCTTGTTTGCGCACCACGCTCCATCTCGTCTTTGTTGGCGAGATAAAACGCCTCGGCCACCGTCTCGCCGTCGTTGCGGAAAAGCTCCTCCCATCTGTCCCACAAATCCATGCGGTCGGGCCAGCGTTTCATCGCCTTAAACTTAATACCGTGCCAAAACGGGTTATTCAAAGTGCGGTTAAGTACGCTGTCGTAATGCAAAATCGTGCCGATATAGATTACATCGTATTTCTGGCCGACACCTCCGAGTGGCAATACCGTTTTAGTCAGCCACGCATTGAGCTTGTCGCGCTGTTCCGGGTTGCGGACTTGCTCGTCATTCTCGATATCGTCCAAAACAGTTAAGTCAGGACGGTATGGGCCGTGACGCAAACCGCGCAGCTTTTTACCGCTACCGGCCACTTGCACCTTAACGTCATTGGCCGTCACAATCGTACCGGCCTGCCATACACGGCCTTGTCCACATACTTCCGGGAAGTCGGTTTTCAGGCGCGGATTAAATTCCAATTCCGCCTTGATGGCTTCGAGCATCGGGTATGCCTGGTCTATGCTGTCCATCACAATAACGGCATAATGTTTTTGGCCGGTCACAATACACCACAGCGTAAACAGCTGGGTAACCTGCGTCGATTTACCCTCGCCGCGCGGCGCACCCACCGCCTCATTTTCCCCTTTGGGGGAGCGGATAATCTCTGGCAGACGGCTGAATAAAAACTCATGCAGTTCGGATTTTTCAGGCGAGCGGATATAATGGGGGAAGTAGGTATTCACGAAATATTCGTAACCGCCTACCGGGTCAAACACCTTGGCACGGCGTGCAGCAATAGCCTTGGGCGACGCATCGAAGCCGTCCACTTCCGCTTCGATGACTTGGCGCAGGCTGGCGGCCAGTTCGGCAAGGGATTTGAGGAATTCTTTTGTTTTCATGAGGAATAATTTATGGACTGGTTAAATAGAGGTATTCAGGAAAAAATCTTACGAGTCTTAAGTGATAATTACCCGAACTGTCTAAAAGCAACCAAGGTGTATAACTCTCTTTCCCCTAGTAATTCTTTACCTATTACTTCCAACATCCCTGTTGATAAACAAGGATTGGATTTGGCTTTGACCCTTGGTTGCGAAATTCAAAGTCAACACCTAGCAACTTTACAATCAGATGAATTCCAATATTTTTTAAAAAATATTTATTACTTAGAAGAATCTGGTTTAATTGAAATTACTTCGATAGATTCACTTCATAAAAATTTTGACTGCAAGATTAATCATAAGGGCATAGACTTCCTTACCGATGATGGCGGCCTATCCGCCATTCTTGGTGTTGTCACAGTCAAACTACACAGCGACACTATTCAGGCTTTAATTGCGGCAAAAATAGACCAAGCAGAGATTTCTGATTCAGAAAAAAGCTGGCTGAAAAAAGAATTAGGGAAAATCAAAGACACTGCATTAAGCACACTCACAACAAATGCCATTAATGCCATCGCTGCCGACACCCTCGTCAAATTTTTAAAATCAGCTATCGGCCTCTAACCAAACTTCTTCTCCACTTCCGCCCCAAACGGCTCCAATACCTCCACAAAGGCAGGCAAATGTTTGGGGTGTTTTTCTTGCACAAACGCCATCAAGAACTCAATCAATTCCAAAGCCGTCGCCAGTTTTGACGTTTCCGGCATCACGCGGGCATTGGCTGATACGGTTTTGGTAAACGCATCGGCCAGGCTGGCCAACAGCTTCGCACGGTCGGATGGCGGCAAATCTTCGGTACTCGAATCCTGCAGCATCGTCATCGTGCTGTTGTACTGCACCATAAAACCGGCCAACATCGCACGGCTCAAGTCCTCAATACCGCCGCCGGCCAAAGTGTAGGCGGCGCGCATCTTATCCCAGTCGTCGCCTTTTTCCTTATCCGCACGTTTCCACGCACGCGCAGTGGCCTGCGGGATTTCGCACATCAAGGCTGCCGTTTCCAAAGTTTGCTCGCCGCTCACATAGAGCCGGCGTAACTTTTCACGGATTTCTTGCGGGTGAGCCATAATTACAGTCCCATTTTCGCTTTAAGCAATTCCCAGCCGACCGTAATCACGCCGCCGCCGATCGCGCCGAATGTAATGGCCGTGCGTTTCGTGTCTTGGCGGATTTGTGCAATTTCCGCCTGCATTTCCTTCTGATTTTTCAGAGTTTGATCAGTCTTGTTTTCAATACGCGCCAAGGCTTCCAAAATCGGGTCGCTCATGATTTGTCCGCTTTCCTGTCCAGTTTTTCGTTTACTTTTTCTAACTTGTTTTCAATTCGTTCCAACGCTGCTGCAATATTAGTGCTGTCTGCCTTGGCGTCCGCCTTGGTGTGATAAGAGAGCTTGACCGCGTGCAGCTCCTCTTTAAGGTCGTCGATACGCTTGTCCGCCTCTTTCAGACGGCCTGAAATGCCGTTGACCCAAAACCAAAACGCCGCCGTCGCAATCGGCCACAAGGTTTTAAAACCAAATTCAAAGTCCATTTAAAACCCCTTAAACCGGCACATCGCCGAATACGATACGGACGGAGTGGCCGTCAGGGCGATTGCTGAAAATTTCGAGTCCATCTCCATCATTACAAACGCAGTAATACGCCGAAATCGTCTGCCAAACTGCACGCTTAAAGGTGTCGTAGTTTGTATTTGGATATTCAAGGTTAAAGGTCGTCTGAAAATCCTTATTCATCCGTACCGTATATTCAACCCCTGCCTTATCCAGCAGATTAGAAACATGAATGACAAACGGCTCTTGTTCGCGGGAGCGGCTTAAGCCCAATTCCAAATCGGCATGGCGCACAGCCAACTGACGTTCAACTAATTCACGGTAGGTCATTCTTTGATACCCATTAAATATTTTATCCGTCTGTACAACTTCTTAACCCACGAAATATTTACAAATGTATAAATCTTTGTTACAACTTCGCCGTCATACTGCGCATTTTCCTGTGCAGCCCGAAATTTTGCCCGGGCTTCTTCAGGGCTGTCCGCCCAAATGCTCAATGACCAGGACTTGCCGTCAAAGCGGTAAGAAAACGTGTACTCATTCATAGGAGAAACCTTATGTATTTTGAAATCTATAAAGACGCAAAAGGCGAATACCGTTGGCGTTTGAAAGCAGCCAACCATGAAATCATCGCTCAGGGCCAAGGCTACACCAGCAAGCAAAACTGCCAGCACGCAGTCGATTTGGTGAAAAGCACTACCGCCGCGACCCCTGTAAAAGAGGTATAAAATCCGCTTTTACCCTAAGCCCGCGCCCTACGCGGGCTTTTTTGTCAGTCGCCGACTTTGCGGGAGCGATTGCCCGCCCAGTCGCGCCACGCTGCGTTTTGGTTTTCCAGCTCCGAAACATAGCCGCCAAACTCAGCGGCGTGTTCGAGCAGCGTTGCCGTCTTGCCGTCCTTCGGAGGACTCGGGCGTACCGGCGCGACCATCAACGCAGCAGGCGGTGTCGGCATGATCGCCTTTTCGACAACCTTAATTTCCGTAGCCGAGGGCGCGGTTGTAGAGCTGCAGGCCGTGATGGCCAAAGCCGTCAATACAATTACCGCTTGCATTTTTACGGTCTTGAGTAAGGACATTTTCGATTTCCTTTTTATTTTCCGTTTTCAGACGGCTGACTTCCGCCTGTTTTTTCGCCAAAGCCATACCGACGGCGTGTGCTTTGACTTCATATTTTTTAGCTTCCGCACGCGACTGTTCCAATTCGCGCGCATAGTTTTGAGCCGACAACAGCAGGGCTTGCGCCTTATCGTGCTCCATCTTGTCGATGACCGCCTGCTGCTTCGCAAACGCCGACTTGTAGCCTTGATGGTGCGACACGGCCAAGCCCGTGCCGATAAGCGCGATGATGGCAATCGGCTGCCAGTTATTCGCCAGCAGTTTCACGAGATTCATTCTCGACCTCCTGACGTTTCACGCTGACCAGCGAGCGTGCCACCGCATAGCCGCCGACGATGCCCAAATACACCGCCCAAACCTCCGCCGATGGATCGGGCAACATCACAAACTTAAACGTCCCCGCCGCGCAGGCAACATTTGCCCACAGTTTTGAGTGCGACACATTGCCTGTCGCCGGGTTTTTAAAAATATCCAAAATACGCATTGCTATTCCACAGTTTTGGTTTGCAGGTGCCGTTGCAGCATTTCCCGATAATTGGCCAGTTCGCCCTCCGCAAATTCAAACGCAGGCAAGTCTGCCTGTTCGCTTGCCTCACGGCTTTTGCGCGACCACAGCTCAATCATCTTTTCGTAAAACTCAACCTGTCCCATGATTAACGACGATTCTTGCGTTTACGCGCCGCACGTTTCGCAGCCGCCACGCCCGATTTACCCAGGCGCATAGACGGATGTTGTTTCAAATAGCCAATACTGGCAGGCTTAATCTCAAATTCAGGCAGCTGCGGTTTCAAGACAGACAGAGCCAAAGCAATCAAAGACTTTTTCATACCTTCGCCGCTCCCAATTCCATCGCAATCGCGTCCGAAATTGCACGGCAAATGCCCCATTTAGTCGCCTTAAACAAGGCCAAATCAGTGTCGTTGCTGATAAAAAACGGTTCAAACACAATGCCGCCGGCTTGCGCATAAGCCAGCCGCGAATGCTGGCCGGCATTATCCGGCTTAAAGCCGTCTTCGCCGCGCAGTTTCCAACCGGTCGCCTTGGCAACAGCCTTGCTCAACACCTGACACCAGCGTTTGTTTTTCGGCGTACTCAACGCCTCAATGCCCGTAGCTGCTTTGCTGACGGCGGCGTTGGTATGGAACTCAATCGCCACATCCGAGCCGCGAATCAGTTTTACAGCATCGCGCAGCGGCATATTGCCTTTGCCGGTGCCGTCTGTTTTAACGGTCAAGCCGTAGTCATCGCGCAAAATAGATGCCACGATGTTGCGCATATCCTGCGCTAAGTCCGCCTCACGGTCGGAGCCGTTGACCGCGCCCGGGTCGGTGTTACTGTGTCCGGCAGTCAGACAAATAATTTTGCTCATTAAAGCCTCCCTCAAAATCAGATTAAAATGCACTTTCAGAGGCTTACATTTTCAAACGGCATGGCTTTTGCAGCGGGCGAAACAGTGTCAGTAGGCAACAAAAAGGCCGCCTGAAATTTCAGACGGCCTATGCAATGAAAATTGCTATATTTTTCGTACCAGCATTACCAAATTATTTCCTTCAATCATGATTGAATAGTATTTACCTTTATATTCAAAATCCTTGCTCGCATTACCAGATTGCTTTACTTCCGGCGCCATATCGCCAATCGTTTTAACCAACAGATTGCCGATTTCGGTTTGCCCCATTTTTTCCGTACCATCAATGGCCGTAATCGTTTGTATGGTGGCAAACAGATTAGACAAATCAGAATTCAGCTGCGTGGCTGTCGACAGTCTCAACACCTCTTGTTGAGGGTTAGTTCCCACTTGGATGGCGCCGAAATCAGTCATCATCACAATTTGATAGCCACACTCATTTTCCTCAATATTCTTACTTTGCACCGTCGAAGGCGCACCAATACCTTTCAATCCTGCATCGATATTGAGCAGCAGCTTTTCCACCGATATTCCCATCGGCTCGGCACAAATCGCAGCCTGTTGGGGCGCAGTTTCCTGTTGGGGCGCGGCTTCCTGTTTGGCGGCTATTTCTTGGCTCCCGCAGGCAGCCAAAGTACAAGCCAACACTAAAGCAAGCATGAGTTTCATTTGTTTATCCCTATTCAAATTTTGGAAAAGAGTAGTCATTATAGATAAAAAAGACCCGTCTGAAATTTAATTTTCAAACGGGTTATCCCTTAAAACAAATTTTCCTGTTCCGCTTCCTTATCCGCCTGCTTCAAAATTCGCCACACATGGCGGTCGCTTAAGCGGTGTGCCAAGGCCAAATCGTTAACGGCCTCATATGCAGGGGTGCCACCTGCCGTCTGTCGGTCAAACTGACTGCGGATTTTACGGTTTCGCAGCTCATACAAGGCCGTCTCGCAACGGGGTATAAACAGATTGCACGGAGCCATTGCCTCCACCAGCCGACCGGCTGCCTCACTGCCGATAATCTCCTCCAAATACGCAACACGGGATTGACTGTTTTTCGTATAACCTTGCCGCAACGGATAAGTCGTACCGCCCATCAGGCGCACCAACTCCAGTGTTTCATTAAACCCGATGACCGTAATCAACGCCTGTACACTATCAGGGAGCAGATGCTTGACCGCGCCAAAATCTGCCGTCTCATACATCACACAGCCCCTTTCTTACGGCGGTTCGCCGCAATCTGCAACGCTGCCACCAGCTTGTGCATATTGCCGTCAGACAACCATTCCACACGATCAACCTTAAACATCTTTTTCGCCGTACCGTGCGCATAATTCCAGCTCCAGCCGTTATCCAGCAACAGCGCTTCGATTTTGCGCATCATCGGGTCAGCGGAAGAGCGGCGGTTCGGTCGTTGCCCCGCCGTTTTCTTCGGCTGAAACCCATGTTGGCGCAAATCCTCGACCACGCGCTCCAGCTCAGGGATACTGCACTCCGTACACGACCGCTTGCCCGTCACCCGCTCCAACACCGCGCGATAGGTACCGTCGTCCAAGCCTAGTTCCTTTTGAGCAATTTTAATTTTCGCAATCAACGCCCGGCGCATTATTTCTCAAATACAACATATAGTATAAATTAGCGCATATTATACCAATAAAATACAATATATAGTATTAAGTCGATGTTTTTTTGCGAAACTGACAGACACAAAAAAGGCCGTCTGAAACAGGTTTTAAACCCCATTTCAGACGGCCTTTAATCAAGCTTTAAACGCCAAAGAAAAATAAAATCAACGCAAGAAAAAACCAAACCACCCCGAAGCAGTAATAAATAAAGGCTTTTTTTCGGGCGCGCATAGCCTCTTTTTCTCCTTCTTTCACTTTTCCCCACACGAGAAAAGCGGTTTCCAATTTTCGGTTGGCATTTTCAACTTGAGCGTGGATGTAGAAGGAATCGCGTGCGGCAATTCTTAAAAATTCCAGCTCATCAGTATTTAAATTTCCGTTTTCCATCACACCAACTCCTGCTCCGTAGGCTCAATCACAAAATCCTCAAGCCCCGACACAATCTTAATTCCCGGCACTTGGCCGTCTGAAAAACGCTCTTTTTGATTCAGGATGGCGTCTTTGTCGATTTCCTTCTTCGTACGGACAAACTCGGCAAAGGCGGATTTCTCCGAGAGCCATGCCAAGACGGCGGCCACGCCCGTTACCTTGACGGATGGTGGACGGATGCGCCATTTAATCAGGCCGGTGGTAAAGTCCACGGTTTTGGTTTTACCGTTTTCCGTCAGCTCGTCCTTATGTGCCTCGCAGTATGCGGCCACACGTTCGGTCAGGCTCATGATTTCGGCACACATCGGCGCGGCTTTGGCGGCATATTCTTCTTCGATGACCGCTTTTTTGTCTCCAGCTTCGGTTTCCAGGCGTTTGACTTCGCGCTGCAAGTCGCCGATTTGGCGGATAAATGCGGTAACTTCCGCTTTGTCTTGTGCCGCTTCGATCGCGGGCTGTTTGATTCGGGTTTTAGCCATTTTCTTTTCCTTTCGGGTTGGGTTTAACATTTCGGCTTGCTCAAGCCTTGTTCGCGTTCGCGCTGGGCAAGTGCCTCAACTTTCGCGCGGTGTCTCAAAATCTGCTCGGTGGCGGTTTCAGCCGAAGGCGGTATAAGTGACTTGTCTCTTAACACCTCTTTAATTACGCCCTGTATGCGGCTTAAAGCCGATTTTCCCTTCGCTTTTCCCTCTTCCGTGAGGTGGTAATGGTGTTCCAGCTTCAACGGCTCCGGCGGTGGAGGCAGCTTGTCTAAAAAGTCTTTCGGACTCGGCCAGCGGTTGGTCTCATTCGCCAGCACCATAAAGGCCGTCTGAAAGCGCGATACATCTCGCGCTTCGTCCCACGCCCGGCCGTGCGCCAATACACGGCTCCATGTTTGCGCAGTCGCGGCCACAGTATCGGCAGCCGGCGAACCGCTCAGACGCAGGGTCAAAAGCATGGTCAGGCCGTCGATCATGGCGTTATGCAGTTGGGTAGGTAGTTCTTTCATTTCTTCAGTCCTTGCAGCGATGCGGCTGCGGTCAAGGTTTGGCTGGGGTTGGCCGGTAGTGTGGCGCGGCGGTTGGGTTGGTTTGTCTGATTCCCTGCGCTTGGCTGGCCAACCCAGCCCGCAAGGATTTCATACAGGTAGCCGTGCGACTTCAGCGGCGTTTTCAGACGGCCTTGGTCGCGTGCATTGACCGTCTCGTTAAAGCCATGAATCCAAGCCTCGGCAGGTGCGGGGAAACAAACCCCGTCGCGTGCCGCCTCCTGCGCCTTAATCATCGGCAGCAACTCATTCAGCAGTTTTGCGGTACGCGCCCAAGAGAGCTGGGACTTGGCAGGGCGGAACAAACCGATATACCGTATCGCCGCCTTGCCCATTTCAGCATCCATCTCCAACACAGCCTTTAATACCGCTGATGCGTCTGCGTCATTGATTAAGCTGTCCAGGCTATGCACCGCCCCGCAGTTCGGGCATTTGATGTTCATGACTCGCTCTCCCATAATGTTCGACGTTCAACCGTCTTAACGGTCTTGACGGCTTTCCGTTCCCATCTTCCGCAGTGGCGGCATTTGCGTGATTGTTTATTGGCATAAATCCATTTGTGATGCCATTCAGTTAATGCACACCCTCCGATACGTTCGTATTCGTCCCATTTGACTTCGGTAACCACCTCTGTTTCAGGGGTTTTCACAAAACAAAATGTCTCAACTTTTTCGGAGCTGTAATAAATCCTGCTGCCAATAAAGTCTCCAAGACCGTCTTCAATAAACCAGCCGATATACCAGCCGAACCCATCTTTAAACTTAACAATTCGCGGATAAGCTCCCGAAGCTTCAAGCAGTTTGGATTTTTTCTTCAAAAATCGGAAAATATAGCCAATGTATTTAGGGTCTAGATCGGAAGAGC